GAGGTTAGTGGTAAGCCAGCTGCTACTCAAATTGGTCATCAGACCAATGTTTTATTTAATGGAAGCACATCAGAATTGATGAAAGCGTTGAAAGAAGATGATGCCCCCATCATCGAAGGCGAAGTAGATGGCAGTTCCGACTGAAGAAACATCCTATCACGGTAATCCTAATCTAAAATCTATTGGTTATCAACACGACTTTACAAAAGAGCAGATTAAAGAGCTGCTAAAGTGTAAAGATGATCCAATATATTTTATCGAAACTTATTGTCAGATTGTAACTCTTGATAAAGGGCTGCAGCCGTTTAAGTTGTATGAATGTCAGAAGAAAAAAGTTGACTTCATTATGAACAATCGGCAGACTATCTTAATGGAAGGTCGGCAGCAAGGTAAGACAGTTACAGCGGCTGCTTGTATCTTACATTACACTATCTTCAATGAGAATAAAACAGTTGCTATCCTCGCTAACAAAACTTCAGCTGCCCGCGAAGTGTTGGCTCGGTATCAAATTATGTATGAAGGATTACCTATCTGGATGCAGCAAGGTGTTAAAACTTGGAACAAAGGTAACGTAGATCTAGAAAATGGTTCAGTCGTATTTACCTCTGCTACGACCTCATCGGGTATTCGTGGTAAATCGGTGAACTGGCTATACATTGATGAGGCAGCCATTATCCCAAATAATATTGCTGATGAGTTTTTTACAGCTGTTTATCCTACTATTTCTGCTGGTGAGACCACAAAAATTCTACTCACTTCTACGCCTCTTGGCTATAATCACTTTTGGAAGTTTTGGAATGAATCTGAAGAGGGTAAAAATGGCTTCAAGAAGATGTTCATACCATACACAGATATTCCTGGTCGTGATGAAAAGTGGGCTGATGAACAGCTCAAGCTCCTAGGAGAGCTAAAGTTTAATCAAGAGGTGCTTTGTGAGTTCCTTGGTTCAACAAATACACTGATCAATGGCAAAACTTTGTCTGTAATGAGCGCGAAACAACCTGAATATACTAAAGATGGTCTCGACATTTATGAAGAGCCGCAAGATGGTCATTACTATATGATTACAGCTGATGTGGCACGTGGTATAGGTGGCGACTATTCAGCATTTACACTGATAGATGTAACCGAGATGCCCTATAAACTTGTAGGAAAATATAAACATAACAAAATATCACCAATGCTTTATCCTAGTATTATATCTAAAGTTGCCCGTGATTACAATAATGCATATGTTCTGGTAGAGTCTAATGACATCGGTCAACAAGTCCTAGATATCCTCCACCAGGAGGAAGAATATGAGAATGTATTCACTACCCTCACTGAAAATGGTAAACAATATTTAACACCAGGATTTGGTAGAACCGCCAAACTGGGTGTCTCAACTTCCAAAGCAGTAAAACGGCAAGGATGTTTTGCTATTAAAACGCTTGTTGAGGATACTAAATTACTTATACACGATTCTGATATAATCGGTGAATTATCTGTGTTTACAGAAAAGGGGCAGACATTTCAAGCTGATGAAGGATATAATGACGACTTAGCTATGTGCTTGGTGTTATTCGGTTGGGTAACAACTAATTCATTTTTCTCAGATCTAACTAATGTGAATGTCAGAGAAGGATTATTTAATGCTGAAATGCGTATGATCGAAAATGATTTAACTCCCTTTGGAGAAGTTATCGATGGTTCAGAACCTGAAGCTGAGGTTATGGGCGGAGATTTATGGTTTTCACTAGATGGTAAAGAGAAAACTCCTTTTTTATAAATATTTCAAGTGATAAAACAATAAACGATAATCCATAATATCGAGGAGATAAAACATGGCATTTCAATTAAGCCCAGGAGTTCTTGTTCGTGAACAAGATGCCTCAAGTGTGGTTCCAGGAGTTGGCACTACAACAGGCGGTTTCGTTGGTGACTTCGCATGGGGTCCCGCACGTGAACTCACATCAATCGGCAGCGAAAATGAACTCGTTGCTCGTTTTGGCAAACCTGCCGCAACTAATAATGTTGACTTCCTAACTGCTGCTTCGTTCTTAGCATATGGTTCCAGCCTGCTCGTTTCACGAGAAGTTGGTGATGCTGCTAAAAACGCTGTTGCAACGGCAAACGGTGCTTTGTATACAGGAACTGGCACTGGCGTCGCAACAGTAACTGCTGGTGGTTCTAGTTATACCTCTGCTCCAACAGTCACAATCGCTGATCCAACTGGTGTAACACCAGAAAATGGCGGTCGAGCTGCAACGGCAACAGCAACTATCGACGTTGGTGCAGGAACAGTAACAGCAATCACAATCACAGATCCAGGATTTGGATACGCAATCGGCGGCACTGACCCAGCCGTAACCATTACTGGTGGCGGTGGTTCTGGTGCAACTGCTACTGTTTCGATCGATGACGCCAACCCAATCGGTAAGCTGATCAGAAACGAAGACGAATACGATTCAAGCTATTTTGCTGGAACTAACGGTGTTGGTGCATTTGCTGCTAAATACGCTGGCATAGCAGGTAACTCACTTAAAGTGGCTGTTGCTGACTTAGGTAACTTTACTGCTAGTTCGGTTGCCTCCATCACTGTAACTGCTGGCGGTTCTGGTTACACCTCTACCCCAACAGTTACTCTTGGTTTATCACCTGTCACTGGCGGAACTGCTGCAGCAACAGCAACAGTAACTGGCAGTGATGTAGTAACATCAATCACAGTAACATACCCAGGATTCGGTTACACCTCTGCCCCAACAGTTACTATTTCTGGCGGCGGCGGTTCATCGGCTACCGCGACAGCAACATTGTCAACAGCTTGGACATACGCTTCAAACTTTGACTACACTCCAGGATCTACAACATACGCCAGTAACAATAATGTAAGTCTTGATGAGATGCATATTGTAGTAGTTGATGAAGGCGGTGTATTTACTGGTGTTGCTGGAACAGTTCTAGAAAAGTTCTCTGGTGTTTCAAAAATTCCAGGAGCAAGAAATGATCAAAACGAATCAAACTATTACAAAGATGTAATCAATAACCAGTCACAATATGTCTGGTTTATGGATCAAGTTGCAACAACTTCAACATCTCGTGGTTCGGATTGGGGCACAGCCCTAGCAACTGTTCAAGGTGAAGCTGATACGTTTTACAAACTTCTCATTGATACTGTCGATGATGATGATTTTTCTTTGAATGGTGGTGTTGACGCTTCCCCAACTGATGGAAATCTTCAGTCTTCTTACGACTTCTTTGCTAATGACGAAGAAACTGATGTCAGTCTGGTTATTGCTGGTGGTCATAGTAAAACTGTTGGTGACTATATCATCGATAATGTTACTGAGATCCGCAAAGACTGCTTGGTATTCATATCACCACAAAAAGCAAGTGTTGTTAACAACTCTGGCGATGAGGTAACTGATATCACAACTGAGTTGTCTTCATATACTCGCTCTTCATTCGCTGTCATGGACAGTGGCTGGAAGTATATGTATGACCGCTACAATGACGCTTATGCATGGGTTCCATGTAATGCTGATACAGCTGGCACATGTGTAACAACAGATCTTGAAGCTGACCCATGGTTCTCACCTGCTGGTGTAAATCGCGGTGCGATTAAGAACGCTGTTAAGTTGGCTTTCAATCCTAAGAAAGCTGACCGCGACACGCTCTACTCGGCTGGTGTAAACCCAATCGTCCAGTCTGCTGCTCAAGGTGTTATCTTGTTTGGCGATAAAACGCTGTTGGCTAGATCGAGTGCATTTAACCGCATCAATGTTCGTCGTTTGTTTATCGTAATCGAAAAAGCAATCGCGACAGCTGCTAAGTTCCAGTTGTTTGAATTCAACGATGCCTTTACTCGCGCTCAGTTCCGCTCATTGGTTGAGCCGTTCTTGCGTGACGTTCAAGGTCGTCGTGGCGTATATGACTTCCGCGTTGTATGCGATGAATCAAATAACACTGGTCAAGTAATTGACGCTAATGAGTTCCGCGCTGATATCTTTATCAAGCCAGCCAAGTCAATTAACTTCATCACTCTAACATTCGTAGCGACTCGAACAGGTATCTCGTTCGAAGAGCTGGGTGCATAGTCTAGGTTTAAAGGAGAATAACAATGAATATTGAAGATTTTAAGGCTAGACTAGGTGCTGGTGGGGCACGTCCCAATCAGTTCCGCGTAAGTCTCGCTTTTCCAGGATACGTTCCAAACGTGGATACATCCTACAGCTTGTTGGTAACAGGTGCTGCATTGCCAGCCTCTAACGTAAACCCAGCAATTATCCAGTATAGAGGTCGTGAGATTAAACTTGCTGGTGAGAGAATTTTTGATCCATTCACAATCACAATCGTGAATGACTCTGACTTCTCGCTACGTGGTCCATTCGAACAATGGATGAATGGCTTAAATAATCGTGAAGATAATACTGGTGTTCTTACACCTAGCGATTACCAAGCTGACATTGTTGTTGAGCATCTCGATCGTAATGATGAGGTATTGGCTGGCGGTAGTTACACACTTCGTAACTCTTTCCCAATCAATATGTCTGAGATTGCTCTGCAATATGCACAAAACGATATCTTTGAAGAATTTACGGTGACCTTCCAATATACTCATTATGATGTAGCCTAAATAGTATTACATCTAGTATAGAGGAATTATAATGGAATTATTTGGTTTTGAAATAAATCGTAAAAAGGAGCCACGAACAGCACAGTCTTTCGTGGCTCCAGACGACGATGGTGCTATTGAGTCTATCAGAGGTGGTGGATACTATGGCACTTACTTTGATGTCGAGGGCGTAGCTAATACAGAAGAACAGCTTATTAAGAGATACAGAGATATCTCTATGTATGCTGATGTTGATGCTGCTGTT